CCTTCTACGGAATAGGATTCACTAAAGTGCGACCGACCATCCAGATCAGGCCTAGACAATGCAGATCCCTAAGCATCTCAAAGAGATTAAGCGGGATTTATTTAAACGTAAACAGTGCACTCGTCACGTCAGGTCGGTGGAGGAACCGTGACACAAACCCCCATTTGAACCTTAAAGTGCGGAATTTAAAGAAAGCTGTAAAGAACTTAAATTAAATTGATTATAATCAAAGTAACTTAATATCTATGTGAGGTGTGGGCGTCGATCAACATCATGCCCATGCTCAAACTCATCCTGATCCTGGTCAGTGTGGCGCTCGTAACTTGTTTTGCTTCCATTAACACTGCCATCTGTAACCAGGCTACGCCTGATGCCGTGCCCAATTGCAGCAATCTTCGCTTGAGCGAGCTGCTCGCGTACGATCTTAGGTGTTCGCTTGTTAGCAACCATGAAGTCAAAGGCATAAGGTATCATAATGTTGTCGGTAAAACCTCTTTTAATACCATAAGCTGACATGCGACCCCCTTTTGCAAGAATTTCCTGTGTTATTCCAGAAAAGTGCCGCATGATTTTCCTTAGCCCACCATTTTCAATTGCTGGGTCGACAAACGTGTCGATTTTAACAGCTTGAACTTTCCCCAGACCATCATGGATTTCCAGTTCCTGATTCGTGTCAACCTCAGGGGATGTCCCATTATCAGCACACCATATGCACCACGCCGTGAGAACCAATGCCCATGCATTGTCATCCTTTAGACGCAGGTCCTTCTTGACGGCTTCCACCCAATTCGTGAGTTGCGTTTGCGTTGCTTTGGTGGTTGTTGCATCGTATTGCTGCTTTGGGACGTGTTTCAGAATTCCCCTTTTCCAAAGCTTCTTCCCGTTAATTGTGGGGATAACCACTCCGCCACGGTTTGGGTTGAGTGCTGGCATAACCCATTTAACATCCTCCTCTTTCTCTTCTGGGTCACCTTGAGGCTCAGATATATTCTCATTCCCTTTTTCGAGGGATGAATCTGATGAGCTTGGTGTTGCAGTGGGCCCAGGAATTTCGTCCTTTCCTTTCCTAGTTCTTTCACGAATTCCTCGTGCCTCCTCAGCTTCCTTTCTTTCAGACTCCTCTTTTGCGGCCGCATCTTTTTCCTCTTGCTCCTTCCTTGCGGCGGCTTCTATTTCCTCTCGGTTCATTTGAAGCTCTTGTGTTTGCACATCATCATCATCATCATCACTAGATGGTTCATCAAGGTCGTCGCTGAACCAAGTGTGATGATCTGTTGCGTCATTATAGTGCAAAGCGAAAACCTGAGCTGGATCCATGTATACAACGGACACAAGATCGTTGTGCATAGCGTATCTGAGCTCTTGTCGGTATGTCACAAGCAACCAGATGAGGTATGAGTGCATGACACTGAATAAATCGGGATCATTGAAAGATTCAATCATGGCAGCGAATGCAGCTTGAGATGCGTGAACAACACCCCCTTTCTTGATCCATTGAACTATGCCCAGAATTCGCTCAGGATTTAACTGGAACCCAATCCGCCCACACACCGATATCATGGTCAAGCTCATGTATGGATTGGCAGTTATGTCTGGTGTGAGTGCATCAAATTCATAGTTAAGACCAAGTTGAGCAATCTCATTAGTGAAGACACCACCAAACTCCTTAACAAACGCGGGCGAGACAGCGAATTTGTTATCATCTCCATTGCACACAAACACAAAGCGATCATCGATGTGATCAAACGCATAGTCTTTTGTTTTGACGGCGTACGCATAGTAGAATGATAGCATCAATACAAGAGTGTTATCAACAACCGTGCTCGGCTGACCACTATTGTTTCCAACGTTCTTCACCAGTATGTTGCCGCTAATTGTGTGGATTGGTGTAAACACAAATTCACGAAACATGTTGCTCATGGCACGCGTTGCCTCCCTCCTGTCATCATCACACATGAAGTGGCATCGTATTGTGTATATCATATCAAAGAGAAAAGGGTCAATTGATGAATCAAACCGTGAACCATCACCACTCCCATGGAGCCATCCTTCCCTGTTCAACTTGTCGTGCACTTTTGCCCATCCATTGCTGAATTTGTTTATTCCGACCGTGTGTGGGGCTTTCAAGTGAGAGGCATAGAACTGTTTGTTGAAATCATCAACGAAAAACTTGGATCCGATCAGTGTTGTTATGGGTGCTGCTGTGAAGACACGCGTCTTGTTTGCTTCAACCTTGATCTTGGGACGCAGTTCTGCCTTGAGTGAGCCATTCCACAACCCAGCATTTTTGCCCTTGTTCAGTTCACTTCGGCAATGAAGGGCCAAAGAAGTCAGTTCTTCCATTGTCAGGTTCTTGCATAACTCTTTCTTCTTCATGCCATACAATGGACCAGCAGCTTTTCCCCACTGGATGTCTTCAAGAACTTGATCAGTGGTTCTTATTTTTGTTTTGGTCATTCCAGCGCGTTCAAGCTCCCGAACTAATTGAGCCACAGATGACTTGAGTGCGACATCATCCACCTTGCAGAGGTGTTGGGGTCTGTTGTACTTAAGCAAGTCCTTCCAGTACGCTTCGCGATTCAGTGCGCTCGGCATGTAGTTGTCTTCATACCTCTCAACAATGGGATCAACCCATTCGTTGCATAGCTTGAACTGCTTCCAATATGGGTTTTCTCCTTCAAAGATATGCCTCGTGTTTAATAACCCATTGGAATAGGCAAGGTTATGCATGTGTATCGCCGACACAGTTGGTGGTAAGCTGCGCTTCTCCATCACCTCACGCGGTTTAAACAAGCCACCTGCTGCTGCACTCCTTGTTAGATTCTCAACCGTGTAAATGCTCGTATCACGTGTGAATTGTCTGAACTCGATTGTGTCAATTTGCAGGTTCTTGATGCGTGCAGAGTTGTGACCATGCATCTCAGGCACAAATTCCCAGGTTTTAACACGCTCCCTCACGAACAAGTTGCGAACTTTTGGATCATTCGAGTTCACTAACTTCAGCATGTCGGGGGGAAAGCCCTCGAAGGTGTTGCATTTCCGTGCTGTGTCTCCGAGAATGTGTATTCCCACAATCTTTCCTGATGAGACGTCGAGCATGGGCGCTCCGCACATCCCATAAATAGTTGGAATTTGATGTTCCCACCTGTGTTCTTTCGTTTTGTAGGCAACATCTGTGACCGTCATAAGCGTCTTGTTGATAACAGGCTTCTTATACAACATTTGCACGGTCATTCCACTTTTAGCCGACTCGAGTGTGGCTGAACATCTTACGGGCGCAAGCGTGCTAGGTCGCTTTATGGCGAGGAGATCAAAACCAACAAAGCTATAGCACTCCGGCAATGTTGACAATGTGACGGTGTAATGCTTGAACGTGAGGGTGATTGGTAATTTGCACATCATCACATGAGCGGGCATTATTACCCAGTCCTTGTACAACAAGCAATTCGCGTTACCTCCTTTAACACTAACGAGGCCAATCATGTTACCAACATCCAGATTAACCATGTTGTCGGCTAATCTTGTGTCAACTTCGAGATGTTGTGTTGGCATCTTAAGTACTTCAGCGTCGCCAGTTTGACGATACCTTCCCTCATCCTGTGCGTATCCCTGAACTCCATGCGTTGACGTTAGTCTTTGCGAGCTGTGTGGTGTCAATCTCACTCGGATTGTGGTCCCATCCCTCGTTGTAACATCACAGAAAACATCATCGTCCGCTTCGTCCCCCCATTTGAAAACTGGTTGTTTAAGCTTCATCTGTTCAAGGTGCTTCTTCACCTCCCCCATGTTCTTTAAGGGATCAGCTGTTTCATAAAATGCTTGCTTGTTGTGATCCATGAAAACAGCGTTCACGACATTTTCATCAGATGTGATATCGTACATGGTGATGAATGGCGCAGCTTTAGTCATCAAGTTCTCAAATGGTGTTTTGTCTGCATCTGCACGTCCTTTTCTTCGTGTTCGGAATTCATCAAGATTGTAGTTGTCCTCACCCTCATAGCTGTCCTTGAGTATCTTTTCATAAGCAGTTGCACTTCTCTTGTCCCTGTTGAAGGATTTGCCCTTCATCTCCAAAACATCCTTGAGCACTGCTTTCTTGTTCTTCTTGTTCCATTTGTTGTCAAGCCCTGTGTCATCGTCCCATAAGTAGTACCAGGCAAGACCTCCGAAAGCGGCTATGCACATCAGAACGAGTGCGCAGGCGACACGCTTCCTCCCAATCACGATTGCTTCTCGGAACGTTGTACTCGGTAATTCCTCCAAGTGCAAAACCGTAGCGATATGATCCTCATTGCATGTTGTTTGCATTTGCAACTCAAGGACTCTTCCGATCTCCTCCATATCACCTGAGCTAAGTTCAGGTTCTTCATCTTTCATCTCATCGAGGTTCATGAAGAGCTCCAGATTTCCGAGTAGCTTGGTTAGCTTAACAAGGTTGCGCTCACCAAGTTTTATTTGCTCACCCAACTTGGATTCCAACTCGAGTGTGGTGCGTTTTGTGAACAAGCAAGCCAATGGAGATTCTCGATGGAGATTCTGATTATGTTTCTTGCTTTGAATTAGGCTCTTAGTGCTTGCTATCAGTGAGCGTACGACTCCAATGGCCTCACACACGTTCTTTTGGTTCACGTGTAATATGACATTTGAAACTTCCTTAGCAGGCTTCGCCCATCGAGTAAGCATGCTAGGTTTGTATGAGGCAGCAGCTTCAGCGTAAGCTTCAATATCAAGTTCATTCATATCATGGAAAATGAATGGGACACGCATTTTTGAAAGGTTGTTATATCGAGAGTCCTCAAACGCGATGCCGAATTTTTGCGCGTATGTGCCCAACACGGGCCATCCTTCATACACGGGGTTGATGGTGCATCCCTGCAGAGTCTTGATATTCGCGCTCCTGTTGGTGCGGTCTTTTACAGCTCGTAGAAATTCGTCGCGAACACTACCATCGGGAAAGACAACATCCTTCATGGCGAAGGATGGCAATCTAAAATTGATCATTGTTTTTGCCTGTTGCCGCGTAACATTGCCAATCCAAACATGATCAAAATGACTGTTTATGTAGATGTCAATGTTGTAAACGAACGAAATAAGCGCTGCTTCGTAGACTACATCTGCTGAGACAAGCTCTTCTGTTCGACCAACTTTGCCAATTACGATTGCATGGCCATCTCGTAACCTTCCTGCTCGACCTATGCGCTGTTTGCGCTCAGCTTGCGTGACCCTTCTTCGTTCCAAAAGAAACGTTTTACCAGTAAGATCAAGCACTGGGCTATTGGTAAAGCCAAAATCAACAACCACATCCACGTTGAGGGTCACGCCTGTTTCGAGAATGTTAGTTGCGAATATGATCACACGATCCCCACCATCAACGCTATTCATAACTTTCACGTAGTTGGTCTTGAAGTTGCTCTTGTGAAGTGACACAGCTTTGATGCCTAGGTTCGTGCTCATAACTTTGCTAGCGGCTTTATCACACTCACCCTTTCCAGCTAAAAACACTAGCACTTTGTCACCATATTTCATTGGGTCCGTCGCTGTTCCCTTGTCCAGTTGCGCTATGAACTCATCTACACTACACTTCTCAACTGTGTGTTCATAGATCTGAAACCTTCGTGCCACATCATCACATGATATGCCATTTCTTGGTGTCGCAGATAAGTAAAACTTCCTCACTTTTGTGTGCTTGTTGAGTAACGACTCTAGCGCAAGTGAGTGAGGCGTGATGAGGTGGGATTCATCGAGGAAAACTGCGTCAAAATCATCAAGGAAGGTTGGATTGTGAACACTTCGGAAAAATGCTGATCCGTATGTCATAACTTGGATGCTCATATCACCCATCTGTTCCTTCCCTTCATGTTTGTAGAAGACGGACTTGCCGTGAAAGTGTGAGAGAGCGTTGGCAACATTTTGCGTTGTTGCTTGTGTAGGCTCGCAGATGAGTATATTCCTTCTCCTAGCGGCCATTGTCTGCAGCGCGTTGTAGTAACCAAGTGGGACACGTGTCGATTTGCCTGATCCCGTCTTTCCAACAACATGTGACCAGGCTTTCTTGGTGTTTGTCATTGAAGCCCCGACTTCAGCACCGTTTTCGCTATCTAGCTTGTACACATTGTCAACACTACCATATGTCAGAGGTCGCGTGTTGTCAACACCAGTTGCAACGCTTTCATTGACCCACGCGCTAAACGTATCTAGTGATGAACTCGTTGACGCCATCATTTCGCCCTCCATCTTCTGTTGCTCATCAACTTCAAGAGCGACATCAAAAATATGCATCTGCAATTCCTCCGTTGCTGTTCCACCAACCAACCATCCAGATGTGGTGTCTGTGAGCATGTTCGCCAAGCGAGCAACGTGGTTGAGAGCGCCACTCATCGTGATAGCGAGATCGATGTCAAACGCGTGCACGACGAGCGTCATCATGGCCATGGCAGCCATCATCTGCTTTTCGCTGCTCTTAACCGAGGCTTGGAGCTCCTCACTTCGACCTTCGTTGAGCTTCTCTCTTTCAGCTTTCTTCTTCATGATGAAGCGAGATAGCTCATAGATGAGGAAAATTGATGTTATTATCATCATGCGTTCCCAATTTGTGGCCAAGCGCCTAATGAGAAGGGCCTTTGCACAATGGAACATGAACTTAGTGAGCGACATAAAGCCAAAACACATTAACATAATATAAAACGCAAACTGAACTAAACCAAATAATGCATTAAGAGTATTTATAACACATACGGTACTAATTATGAAATATGCATTTATTGCTTCTATGGTGCGGTGCGTAATTCCATCATTAAAGATTTTGTAGGAAATGCTTGATTTTCCTACGTCCGTTTCGCCATTTCTTCCAGCTAACATGTAATAGAACTTGCTGCCCCAGCCATGTGAGCATCCAAACTCGAGCTTGAATTGATCGTGAGTGAGGAGATTCAAGCGCCTTTCGTACGAGAAAATTAGTTTTTTCTCACTCATGAGATGGTTATGGAGGCGATGCAGAGCGCGACTTAAGGCAACTTCAATCTCTTTCCCCTCACTGTTCAAGTGATCCTGGAGAACATTGTTGACTTGCAACCAAATTCTTTCAATGCGTGTCTCGCCTGTGTGAACAAGAACACCTTGAACAGCTGTTCGCAAGGCAGACGCAACCACAAGTTTGTTGTTGCAGGAGCTATCCATTACGATAGCTTTCATTGCTGAAGCCTCTTCACGTTCAATTAAGGTTCGCAAGCGTGACAGCATCACAGGTGACAACATCATGAATGCAGCTAGATCAATGTCACGAGCTAAATCATCAACCATAGTCCCTTTTGTTACCCACGTCCTCAAGTTGGCCTTCACCTTAGACAAGCCACGGAGGTACAGCATCTCCTCCGGTTGCTGTGCATCTCCTCCAACAAAGAAAGTATGCAGAGAACTCTGAGACAATAAACCAGCGTTAGCGAGCTCAGCCAATGTGCCCATTTTAAGTTGGTGCCAACCATCAGGTATGCCCCTCTGATCACAAATGTGGATCAACTTCTTTGCATGATCCACTGCAACAACTGGAATTGGCACTGGTCCGAGTATTGGGACCTTTGAGATAATGTACTGGCAGATCTTTGAGACATCCTTGAGGCTCGGCCAGCTTTTGATGTTGGATGTCACTTCATCCATGATTCCAGCAAAGACACCATCAAACTCCTTAGTCACAAAGTAACTAATGGCGAGCATGAGTGTTTTGAAGCAGTGTCCTTGCTTCGCAACATGTCCTTGGTACAGTGGAATTGGGCATAACTTAGAGTAACCCCCAAAGGTGTATCCCGCAGCTGGCAGACGTGTGTGTGCGACGTGTTGTTGGTGCATTTTTGTGCACTTGACTATCTTGTCGCACAACTCGAAGCTCTGTTGTGCGGGAAACTTTATTTCCCCTTTCATAAACGTCTCCAGATTTGCGTTATTACGCATAGACGTGTTGAATGTGGCAAGGGTTTTCCCTCCACCATCAACCATAATAAATTCGCTCCCTTTAATCATTGCATTTGCTTCAAAATGCCTATCAACCATTCGCATGAGAGCTGCTGCAGTGAGTGGTTGAATCTTGAGTGCTGACCCTGACATCAGTTGCATTAGATGAGTGTTCAGCGTGTCGACATTGTCCACCTTAAAGTTGACATTCGCTTTAACGGTTGCCATTGTAAGTGGTGTGTTGCCTATTGTTGTGTATTGCAATTTAGAAGATTCGTGGGATTTGTGTAATCGCTTTGAATGCTTGTTTGCTTGTGTGATATCAAGTAAGTTTGATTGCAAT